TCATGTCGAAGAAGCATCCGGGTTTCGCAGCAGAGCAAGCCAAGATCGCGCGCAAGGAAGGCATTCCCAAGGCGAACGCGGGTGCAATCCTCGCATCGGCCGCGCGTGGGGCATCGGCGAAGGCGAAGAAGGCCAATCCCGATCTGAAACACGTTCTCCCGAAGAAGAAAAAGTAAATGGCGCAAGTGCCGTTGGCCCAGACTCAGCCGCTTCCGATCCCTTTGATGACCGGAGGCACGAGCACGACCGACGACGGCAATGTGCAGGGAGAATTCGCAGTCAACGTCAAGCTGCGCCAGATTCCGACGAAGGACAAGCCTGGCACGTGCACGTCTCACGGCGGACTGACGCAATACATGGCGTCGACCGTCGTCGGCGAGTCTGACCGCGGCGGAATCCTGTGGAACGGCGTGATGTATCGCGTGCAGGGCGCCTCTGTCTATTCGTACACGACCGCAGGCGTTCGGACGAAGATCGGCACGGTGGCGAACGATGGACTGCGCGCACGGCTTGATTACAGTTTCGACTTTCTGCTGATCGTCAGCGCGGGCAACCTGTATTACTACACGCCGAACGGTTTCAGCCACGCGACTGGGCTTTCGTTCGCATCGGGCGGCACTGGCTATGCTGCTGGCGACACGATCACGCTCGGCCCGCTCGGTATCTACGCGACTGTGACAGTCACGGCTGTGTCTGGTGGTGTTCCGACCGCTGCATCGATCACGAACGCGCCACAGGTGCTGACGGCGTTCCTGCCGGCCAATCCTGTGCCTCAGGTGCTGTCGAGCGGTGGCGGAACGGGCGCAGCGTTTAACGTCACATGGACGACACTCGGCAACTTCATCCAGGTCGACATGAGCAAGTCGGCCGGCATCACGCCTGTCGTCGACGCTGCGTTCATGGCTGGCTACGTGATGGTCACCGATGGCGTGGATGTCTGGTCTAGTTCGCTTGTCAATCTGACGTTCTTTCCAGGCTACTTCGGCAGCGCTGAGTACGATCCGGACGGCATTACCTACGTCTATAAGCTCAACAATCAGCTCTACGTCGGCGGCAAGAATACGACGCAGACGATGGCGAACACGGGGGGGAACAACTTCCCGTTCACGGCTCAGCAATCGTACACGTTCGATATCGGCTGTGTCTCGCGCCAGACGATGTGCTACTTCAATCGTACGCTCGCATGGATTGGTGGCGGCCGGAACATGCCGAACGGCGTATGGATGCTCAACGGCAATGCGCCGGCGAAGATCAGTTCAGCCGCGGTCGACTACGAATTGGCAAAGCTGACGGCCGATCAGGTCGCAGTCGTGACGCTTGAAGCGATCTCATACGAAGATTCCGAGTTCCTGTACGTTCATCTTCCGGACAAGACGCTTCTTTTCGATGCAACGGCGACAACTGGATTAGGCGTGAAGTTCTGGACGCAACTCAACAGCGGGGCTGAAGCAGATGCTTTTTACCGTGCTCGGAACTTCGTGCGCTTCAATGGAATGTGGGCTTGTGGTGATCTGGCTGACAATCGTGTTGGCTTCCTGGATAGCGCTACTGGTGGCCACTATAGCGCCCCTGTACTGCATCGTACCGCGAGTCCTATGGTTATGTTACCGCTGGCTTCTGCGGGTCTTCGATCGGTCGAACTGAAGTGCATCACAGGGCAGGCCGGCGACACGTCACGTATCGCGATGACCTACTCGTCGGACGGGATTCGCTGGTCGCAGACGCGCTACACCAAGGCTGTCACGCGCGGTGGCTATAGCAAGCGTATCCGCTGGCTGCCGGGCGGATTGACACGGAATAAGTTGCAGGTGCGCATTGACCATGTGACGACACAGCACATCACTTGGTTTGGGCTTGATCTCGAATTGGAGCCATTGAATACGTAATGGCCAATCTCACGAGAATCCCGCAACAGTTTCTGACGGCCGCGCTTGGCGGTGATTCGGCCGTTGCGGATGCGGTCGGAAACGTTGTGAATGGCAGCGCGATGAACGGGTTCGCGCCTATCGCTTCGAGCGGTAGCGCTACGGGCGTATGGGCTTCGATCGGCACGCTCGTTTATGTAGAAATCACACTGGTCCTGCCGGCGAGTGGTAAGCCGACAGTAACACTACCTTTCACTCACCAAGGATTAAGCAGCCAGAGGGGAATCATTCCTGGTGCTTCAGCCGGCGGTGTCGCTGTAACGGGGATTGTTGGCCCTGAATCGGCGGTATTGGCATTGAGCCGTTACGACGGCGCGGCATTGGACGCAGGAACGTATTTTCTCTCTGGCACATATGAATCTGACGTGGGGTGACCTATGGTAGCAGCAGCGGTAGGAGCTGCGGCAGTAGTCGGTGGCGTGGCAAGTTCGGCCATGTCGGCGAGCGCTGCGGGCGATGCAGCCGACGCGCAGTCGCAATCTGCGGCGAACAATCTCGCGCTCGCCAATAAGCAATACAACACGATGGAGCAGCAAATCCAGCCGTATCTCGGCGCCGGTCAAACTGGCGTCACGGCTTACGGAAACTTGCTCGGTACGAATGGTGATACTGCACAAAATACGGCAATCGGCGAAATAAAGGCTGGTCCGCAGTATCAAGGGCTGATGCAAACCGGAAACGAGAACATCCTTGCGAATGCCTCGGCGACAGGTGGATTGCGCGGCAGCAACACGAGCAATACGCTTGCCAATACATCGATCAGCACGCTCAATGGTCTGATCACGCAACGCCTCGCCGGTTATAACCAGTTGATGAGCAACGGTCTGAACGCGATCAACGGCTCTCAGGCGGCCAGTAACTCGTTCCAGGGCGCGGCAACGACTGCGAACACTCAGACGGCCAACGCAGAAACGTCTCGTGCTGGTTCGCTCTCGAACTCGTTTAACTCGGGCATCGGTGCGATTACACAAGGTGTAAATGCCTACGCGGCAGGAGGCGCGGCGAATCAGCCGAACTACGGCACGACCGCTGCCGGCAATCCGATCCTTTTCACTGGAACCTGATATGGCCGATCTGATCGACTTCTCCAACATCGGCAAGAACATCGACACGCAGATGGGCCAAGCGGCTCTGACCGGCCAACAACTCGGCACGAATGCGGCGACACTTCCCGGCAGGATTCAGGCGACGAACGCGGGCAACGCGGCGAGCGTGTCGAATTCCGGCTTGCAGATCAGCAACAACCAGCGCCAGCAAGCGTTCCAAATGGAATCGCAGGCGCTGGCGTCGAACCCGAACGCACAGCCGGCCGACTATCAGGCGCTGGCGAACAAGTATCCCGAGTTTGCGCAACAGGTCAACGCGAATCAGCAGCAGACGCAGCACAACTGGGAGAACACGCGCGCTCAGATGTCGGCTGATGCGGTGAGCACGGTTGCTGGAATGCAGGCTCGCTTGCAGGCGAATGATGTGCCTGGTGCGCTCCAACTGCTAGAAGCACGCGCCGTACGTCAAGAAAACTCGGGCGACACGCAAGGCGCGGCGTCGACGCGTTCATTCGAGGCGCTGATCAATCAGAACCCGGAAGCCGCAAAGCAAGTCGCATCGAACATTCTCAACGCTGGCAGCGCGAACACGGCGGAGCAATTGTATGGGAATCAGAAATCCCAAGCGGGCGCGGTCGTTGCGCAGAATACAGTCCCAGCGGCAATCTCTCAAGCGCAATCAGATGCTTCTCGTGCTGGAACGGCGGCACAGTATGCGCCGCTCGAACGCGCGGCCGGCGTTCAATCGACGGAAGCTGGAACTGGACTGACTCAGGCTCAGACGGCGATCCAGAACCAGAACCTTGTCCTTCCGCCCGATGTTCAGGCCAATGCCGACAAGGAGTACGCGCAGCGTGACAGCAATGATCAGCTCGCTACCATGTCAGGCCAATTGGCTAATGCATTCGGCGAGATTTCCAACGGAACGCAGAGAGGCTACCTCGGCGCGACATGGGATGCCGCACAGAAGAAATGGACTGGTGACATAAGCGCAATCCAACAATTGCAGCGCGAGGGCGCCAGTGTTGTTTCGCAGGCTGAAGCCGCAAGCATGGTGAATGGAAATTTCACTGATGCAGCGACAGCAAACGCGATGAAGAATGTCCCGTCCGATACGGACAATCCGCAAACTTGGCAGAAGTATTTCAACGCGCGACAGCAATTCCTCGCCGCGAAATCTGCATGGTCAGAAGCGCGCGGCGATTGGACGAGGGGCAATGGACGAGGCGGCATGGGTCCAGCAACGCGGGATTTCACGATTACGCTGCCAAACAATCAGGCCGTACTGGTGAAATCCGGCGACAGGTTCACCAATTTCTCTAAGCAAGCGGCAAAGAGTTACTTTGCGACGCCTGGCGCGGAATCTTTCGACCCGACGAAATGACGAACTCTACCTTTCCGACCAGCTACAAAGACCCGGTCTACGCGGCGGCCGATCAGAGCGCGTCTGAGGTCGCAGGCATTCCGCCCGGGCTGCTCACTAGCATTCGCACTGTTGGCGAGAAGTCGAACGCCAATCAGGTGTCGAGCGCGGGGGCCGAAACGCCGTACCAGTTCACACCTGCGACGCGTCAGTTGATCATCAAGAAGTACAACATCGACCCGCTCTCGTCGCCACAGGCTGCGGCGCTCGGTGCTGCGTATCTGCTGAAAGAAGGCATCCAGCGCACAGGCAGCGCAGCCGGCGCGGTCACACAGTACATCGGCGGTACAGACCCGGCGAATTGGGGCGGACAGACGCGCGCGTACACAAACCGCGTAATGGCGCATTTCACGGGAAGTGGCGGACAGGACACGCCGCAACCCGATCCGAGCCAGAATGCTCCGATTCCGAATGCTCCGCTGCCGAGCGCTGCGTCGTATGGGCTTGATTCGTCTGTCGTTGGCCTTGGTGGTGGCGCACAGCAGCAGCCGACCGCAACGGTGCAGGCTCCGCAGGCCGCTCCGCCTGGTGCTGGCGTCAATGCGCAGATCGTGGCCGACTATAACGCTGGCCGTTTGTCTCCTGAAGACATGAAGTCGGTAGAGCAGCGCGCTTCGAAGATCGGCATCGATCCGAGCCAGTTGCAATCGCCACAAACCGCACAACCCGGGCCGGAAACGGCTACGGCGCCCGGGTCTACCAGCCCAGCGGCACAGCCGGCGCCACAGGCCAAGCAGATCGGTCCGCAAACGCTCGCTGCAATGCAGGCCGGAACGCTCACGCCTGATCAACTGGCGACGATCAAAGCCGGTGTCGCCAATGGCACGCTGACGATGCCTGCTCAGCAACCGCCCGCGCAGGACACTAGCAGCGGCTGGAATCCGCTCGGCGGCGTATCGGCTGATGCGATGCCTACTGCACCGCAGAATCCGTCGACGGCAGCGCAGAACGGCTCAACGATGTCAGACGTGGCCGAGAAGGCTGTTGGCGGCGTCGCAGGTAGTCTGCTCGACATCGCCTCGGCTGGCGGTCGTCTTGTAGGGGCGGACGACTTCGCCAATCAAGCCAACGCCGCGCATCAGCAGATCGACGCCAAGATGGCGCGTGACACGAACAACAGCACGGCTGGCAAGGTGGCTGGCGTAGCTGGCTCAGCGTTGCCGTACGTCGCATCTGGCGGTACGACGCTTCCGGGCGCTGTCGCAGGGGGTGCATTCGCTGGCGCGGCTCCGTCTATCGCGCAAAACAAGTCCGTCGGCGAGGTCGCACGCGACACGGCTGTTGGTGCTGGCGCTGGTGCGGCTGGTCTCGGCGTAGGGAAGGTCATCGGGAAGGGAGTGTCCGCGCTCGCTGAGAATCCCACGGTGGCCAAGGGTATCGCACGCCTTCAAGAGATGTTCGGCAGCACGCCATCCGAAGCGACGAAGGTCGCAGCCAGCGGAGCGGCGCCTGATGCTCAGGTCGCGGCCGACATCGCGAGCGCAACCGGTCACACGCCGAACGAATTGGCGACGAAGATCGAAACGGCTCCTGCATCGCAAACGCCCGGTTACACGCCGACTGCGGCCGAAATGGCGAATGACGCTAACGTGACGACGCTGCAAAAGGCGAACACGAACGCGAATCCGTCTGTGGCTGCCAATGCATCGGCGAACAATGACGAGGCGATCGCTGCCGCGCTGCAAAAGGGCAAAGCGCCTGGCTCGATGCCGGCCGAAGCGCCGAACAATCCTGGCACGCCTGCCGCGCCACAGGCAGCAGAGCAGGCCGGCGAGGCAGCAGCACAGCGTAGCGACGCACTGGCAGCGCAAGGGCAGACCGAAGTTCAGCCGCTCGCCAAGCCTGTCGCCGATCGCCTGCAAGCGCCGCAGTTCGAAGCGCCGGTCAAGCTCGCCAAGAAGATTGCAGCCGATCAAGGCTCGACCGTCTTTGAGGACTTGCAGAAGGCGAAACACGCTGATGCGGCAGCGACGCTCGACCAGATCACGGGTACGCCCGAACAGTTGGCGGCGGCGAAGGCTGCACGAAGCGCAGACGCGGCCGACAACTTCCTGCCGATGAACGCCTCGACGACGCTCGATTCTGATGCGTGGAAGAACCTTGCGAAGCGGCCTACGTTCAAGGAAGCAATCGGCGAGGCTGGCGACATTGCTGCCGATCGTGGCGAACAGGCGGCGATTACAGTCAATCCGGACGGCTCTGTGACGGCAACCGGGCGCGGTTTGCTGGATGCAAAGCAAGGTATCGATGGTCTGATCTCGAAAGCTTCCCTCGCTGGCGACACGTCCAAGGTTGCACGTTACACGGCCGTCAAGGAAGCTTTGCTCAAAGAGATGGACACGGCGTATCCGAAGTACGGTGCGGCCCGCAAAGCGTACTCTGACGCGTCTGCTCCAATCGATGCGATGACTGCATTGCAGACGCGCGTGAATGGCGCTATCAATCCGACAACCGGCGAGGTGAATCCGGCCAAGCTAATTGACACGATCAACGGCGTCAGGTCTGAACAGATGAAGCCCGGCTTTCGTCCCGCCGACAAGGTTCCTGATGCAACGCTGGATGCGCTCGCAGCGCTGGCAAAGCACCTTCAGAACAAGAACGATCTGACAGGGCTGCCGGCCGAAGGGCAAGAGTACATCCGGCAAGCCATGCTGAAGAACCCTGAAAAGTTCGCAGCAGCACACGAGGAATTCAAGGGAATTCTCGACAATCAATCGCCAGCCTACAAAGAACTGCACGGCGCACACGCGCAGAACATCGCATCGATTGAATCGCAGAAGACGAGTCAGACGGCGCTCGCGCAGGCTCAGGATGTCATTGGGAATGCGTCGTCTCCGAAAGACCTTCGCGCCCTTGATGCTCTTTTGCCGAACATGGAAGCGGCCGACCGCTCGAAGGCGATCGCGCTGCGCCAGCAGAAGGCGCGCGAGCTGGCGCTGAACGATGTCTCGCAACGAAATAAGAACGCGCGCGGCGGCACTGAGTTTAACCGTGGAACGTTCCGAGATACGGCCGACAAGTACTCGCCGTTCATGTCGAAAGAGGACGCCAGCCAGTTCGGCAGCGTCGCGCAGGATTTGCACAATCAGACGACGACCTACGCCAAGACGGGCAAGATCGGCGGCAGCGACACAGCACAGAACCAAGGCGCGGCGAAGCGTTTTGGGCGCAATCTCGGCGAAGCGTTCAAAGATGCCACAGTTCAAAGCCTGATCGGCGGTGCTCTCGGCTCTGCTGCGGGACCGTTCGGCGCTGCTGGCGGTCTTGTAGTCGGCGCAATAAGTGGCGCGCTAAACCGTACGATCTCGCAAAAGGTTTCCTCAATAACGACCGAGAACGCGGCGAAACTTCTTTCTAACGGTAAACTATTGGCCTCAGCACTTCGCAATTACGAATCGCTCGCGGCCCGTCGTCTGTTCATACAGCAACTGTCGCAGAAAGCGGGCTATGTGGCAGGCGCCACAGCCGCAAATCAGTTTAACGGTCGCCGTTAGGACAACTCATGACAAAGCCGGTTTTCAGCGTTGAGCGGTTCCAGGATGTTTACGACGAACTGCTGCCGCTCCTGCACGAGCATTACGAGGAAATCAGCCTGCACAAGCATCAGGGATATGACCTGAAGCCGAACGTCGGGCTGTATCGCGCGATGCAGGATGCAGACCAACTCATGATGATGATTGGCCGGCTGGAAGGCCGAATCGTCGCCTATTTTGTCGCGTTTGTGCGCCCAAGCATTCACTACACCGATTGCATGGAAGCTGCCGGCGACATCTTTTATTGTGCGCCAGACCGCCGCGGCGCAATGATCGGCTTGCAACTTTTCGAGGCAGTCGAGCAGGAACTGAAGCGGCGCGGCGTTAAGTGCTTGATGGCTGGTGAAAAGATCGCGTACCCCGCGGGGCCGCTCTTTGAGCGTCGGGGCTATGAACCTATCGAACGGAAGTGGTGCAAATGGCTCTGACCAAAGAAGAACGACAGGCGAAGGTTTGGGAGCGTGCGACGGCTAGATTTGATCGCGCTTACGGGCCTCAGCAGCAAATTCGGCTGGCTGCTCTCGAAGACCGGCGTTTTGCCTTCGTCGACGGCGCACAATGGGAAGGTGGCCTCGGCGCGCAATTCAACAACCGGCCGCGCTTCGTCGTGAACAAGGTGCAGAAAGCCGTGCGCCGTATCGTCTCGGAGTATCGCGCGAATGCGATGACGGTCAATTTCCGGGCGAGCGAAGATGACAGCCGGCAGGATGATCTGGACGCGCTGCGCATTGTCTACCGGTCGGACGAGCAATACAGCGGCGCGCAGGATGTCTACGTGTCCGCATTCGAGGAAGCGGTCGCTGGTGGTGTCGGAGCGTGGCGCTTGACGAATGACTACGACCATCGCGCGGAAACTGAGCTGGACGACGATACGCCCCAGCGAATTTGCTTCGAGCCGATCAATGACGCGGACATTAGCGTGTTTTTCGACCCGGATAGCCGGAAGCTCGACAAGTCGGATGCGAAGTGGTGTACGGTGCTCAATCCGATCTCATGGGACACATACACGACGGAATATCTCGGCGATGCGGTAGAGCTTGAAAATCGCCCGAGCAGCTTCAAGATGGTCCGCTCGCTGAAGCAATTCGACTGGTTCACGAACGACTCTGTCTACATCGGCGAGTATTACGAAGTCGAGAAGAAGATCGAGAAGTATTCGGTCTGGCGCGAACCGCATTCGGGCGTCGAACAGAAGGTCTATGCCGGCCTCGATGCGGATGAGCGCGAGGAAGCGGAAGAACAAGAGCAGCACTTGGCATCGGTCGGATACATCAAGGTCCGCAGCGGCAAGCGCAACAGCAAGAAGGTGCGCAAATATTTCATGGATGGCTGCGGCGTTCTGAAGGACTGCGGCTACATTGCCGGTTCGGAAATCCCGATCGTGGTCGTCTACGGTATCCGCCAGATCATTGACGGGATCGAGCGCTTCCAAGGTGCTGTGCGGCTCGCGAAGGATTCGCAGCGCCTGTACAACATGCAGATCAGCACACTCGCGGACATCACGGCATTTACGCCGCGTGAGAAGCCTATTTTTCTGCCCGAGCAGGTCGCCGGCCATGAGTTGACTTGGTCTGGCGATATCGTCAATAACAATCCTTATTTGCTCGTCAATGGGATTACCGGCGCGGACGGGTCGCAAACAGTCTCAGGCCCGGTCGGATACATCAAGCAGCCGGACGTTCCGCCCGCGCTCGCCGGCCTTGTGCAGATCACCGCAGCCGATATGATGGACGTGACAGGCGGCGATCTGGCAGCGGGACAGGTCACTTCCAATACGTCCGACGCGTTGGTTAGTCGTGTGCAGGCGCATCAGGACATGCAGGTCTATATTTTCGTCGACAATATGTCGCGCGCGATGCAGCGCTGCGGCAAGATTTATCTGTCGATGGCATGCGACATCTACACCGAAGACAACCGCAAGTTTTCAGCAAACGGCGAAGATGGCTCGCCCGAATCGACGTCGATCAACGTACCGGCGATCGACGATGAAGGAAAGCCGACGATTGCGCGCTCATTCATGCCCGGCCTTGATGTGTTTGTCGATGTCGGCCCTGCATTCAACAGCCGCAAGGATTCGACGGTAAATGCGATCGCGAAAATCCTGCCGGGTATCTCCGATCCGCAGATGCAGCAATTGATGCTCGCAACGCTTGTGCGCAATCTCGACGGCGAGGGTATGGAAGACTTGTCCAAGTTCGCGCGGATGCAGCTTGTGAAGGCTGGTGTCGTCAAGCCGAACGATGAGGAACAGCAGGAGCTCGACGCCGAGCAGCAGCAGGCAGCAAACGCACCGCCTGACGCTCAGACCGTGGCTCTGCTGGCTCAGGCTCGCGAGTCGCAGGCCAACGCAACCAAGAGTGAGGCGACGGCTGTGCAAGCGCTTTCCACTGCCGAACTCAACCAAGCGAAGGCAGCGGAATCGATCTCCAACACGAACGCAAGCCAGTTGTCGACGATTATGGCGATGCTTCAGAACATCGAGAATCGCGTGAATGCGCAGGCCGGACAGGTAAGCCAGAGCCAGCCGCAAGGGCCGATGGATGCCAAGGTGAATCAGGCTATCTCGACCGGTGTTGCGGCGCCATCTCCAGGCATCAACGCGCTACACGGAACGCAGCAAGTCGACCCCTCCGCGCAGCAGTTGACGTCGGGCAACGCGCCGGCTCCTGCGTCGGCTCCAGTGCATGTGTCGAACCATGCTGCAGTCGGTAAATGAGCGAGGTATCTCTCCCGGATTGGGCAGAATGCCTACTTAGCCAAGGTCCGCGGTACACCATCTTTCACGGTGGTCGCGGCTCCGGTAAGTCGATGGCGTGCGCGACCGCGCTGGTGATCCGCGCGGCTGCGGAGCCATTGCGTATTCTGTGTTTCCGGGAAATTCAGGAGTCGATCGACGAGTCTGTCAAGGCGATCATTGAGCAGCGCATCAGGGATTGCGGTCTGGATGGATTCTTCAAAATCACCAAGCAGGACATCACGGCGCCGAACGGTAGCAAATTCATCTTTCGCGGACTGAGCGACCTAACGGCGGCGTCCATCAAATCGCTGAATGACATTGACATCGCGTGGGGTGAGGAAGCGCAGGCGCTGTCGAAGGTTTCGCTCGATCTCTTCCTGCCGACAATCCGGAAAGACACGTCAGAGATATGGTTCTCGATGAACCCGGAACTGGACACCGATCCAGTCTATACGACGTTCATCCAAAAACGACCGACGAACGCCCGAATCATCGAGGTCAACTGGGACAAAAACCCGTTCTGGAACGCCGCAATGGAAGCAGAGCGGCAGCGGTCGATGGCAGACGATCCGGATGACTACGACCATATTTGGGAAGGGGTTCCAAAGTCATCTATGGCGGGTGCGATCTATCGTCGCGAAATGCACACGATAGTTACCAACAACCGGATTCGCCCCTTGCTTCCCGACCCAACGATGACGCTTCATGCGATCTTCGATTTGGGTATCAGCGAAACGGACTTAATGACGGTCAACATCGCGCAAGCAGATATTAGTGGTGCGCGTATCCTCGACTATCACGAAGATAACGGATACGGTATTGAACATTATCTGGGTTGGATCAAAGACTCAGGATACAAAGACGTTACGATCTGGCTCCCTCATGATGGTAACAACCGATCAGTTCAGACCGGCATCACCACCAAGAAGGTCGTTGAGCTATTAGGATGGCAAGTAGAGATTGTCCCAAGCATCGGTCTTGAGCCAGGTATAAAAATGACCAGGAATATGCTCAAGAACGTTTTCATATCAGATTCGCCGCAATGCGAGCAACTGGTAGAGCATCTTCGTCGCTATACGCGTGCGAAGTCTGGACATCCGAAACACGATATGCACTCTCATTGCGCAGACGGTGTTCGGTATCTCTCCATTGCAATGGTGCATTTCAAGAATGTCTCCGAGCGGAAACGTCACACGGCCGAACTGGCGAGAAACGTCCGCATCATTCCGACCGTGAATCACTGGGCCAAGGTCTAGACGTGCAGATCAACCACCATAGAAATCCTGTCGACGGATGATTCGTTGCGCACTTCGTGTTCAAGTTCATTCCTGAACCAGAACAGACGCCCGGTGAGCATCTGAAGCGTTTCATCCTTGCTGCCGTCTTTCTCCGCTCCGCAATAGATAACGGCGCCTGGCTGCCCCTGAATCACCAAATGGAACCGGCGCCAGTATCTGACGTGCTCTGGGGTATCGGCATGTCGGAATATCCGGCCGCCCGGGCGAATCCGATTCACCATCACACGACCGACCCGCGTTGCTTGCGCGAACTGCGCCAGATCGAACACGAATCGATGCGCCTGCGTCAGTTTCGACCATGCCGGCCATGCGATCGACTCGTGCTGATCGTACCCGGCAAGCTTGTTCTGCTTGTACAGCTCGATTTGCTCCTCGCTCATGCCCTCCTGAATCTCGGGAAAGCGAAGCATGATCGTATCGGTGTCGCCGAACGGTCCCTGCGGATAGTTGCGCAGAAACGTATCGGCCGTCCACAGTTCAGGGTCCATCGAGATTGCGAGCGCGAGGGCGCTAACGTCCATGCCGTCGCGGAGGATATGAAAATTACGCATCAGAATGAGATTTGGAAAACGGTGATGATGAGGAACAGGACGCCAATCGCAGCGCTCCATCCGAAAATAGTCTTGAGCACTTCACGGCCATTGCGCCGGATGTCATCGGCGAGTGTGAATGGGAACAGGATCACAAACCCTATCGCATCCATGACCGAATGACGCATCAGATAAAGCACTCGCAGCGCGGCGAGCGAAAGCAGGATGATGGCGATGAGTTTCACTTCTGTTCCTTTTCGTCGAGTTGTTTCTGAACCATGCGTCTGATTACCTCGGCGACAGAATAGCCTTCTTTATCGGCAATCTCGCGCAGGCGCTTGAGCATCGGTTCGGGTAGATAGATTTGGAATCGGTCCATGTGAGTATGGTAGACGTATAACGTCATCCTTACCAGATAGATTTATCGTATACTTGACGAATTGCATCTTTCCACCTACAGGTGAGCGAATGGAACAAGAAAACGAAACTCAGCAACCCGAACTTGAGCAGGAACAGCCTACCGAAGCTCCCGCTTTGTTTGACGACGAAGGTGAGGAGTCCCAAGAGCATGAACTCGCGGAGGGCGCCGAGCAACCCGAAGGTGATCCCCCGTCACTGAAGGGCCAACCGGCGCCCAAGTGGGTCGCTGAGTTGCGCAAAAGCCACAAGGAGATTCTTCGCGAGAAGCGTGAACTCCAGCGGCAGAACGAGGAGTTGCGCGCGAAGTTGCCTCAGCCGGTCCAGACGCTCGCCGCAAAACCGACGCTCGACCAATACGACTATGACGAGACGCGGTTCTCGGAAGCGTATGACCGCTGGATGGAACAGAAGTCCGCGCAGGACGCCGCAGAGCGCGCGAAGGTCGACGCGCAGCGCAAGGAACAAGAGGAAGTCGAGAATTTCAAGAAGTCATACGCCGCACGCAAAGAATCGCTCGGCGTCGAGGACTTCGACGAAGCCGAATCCGAAGTCGGTACGATCCTGAATCAGACGCAGGCCGGTCTGCTGATGCGCGGTGCGGATGATCCGGCCGTCTTGGTCTACGCGCTCTCAAAATCGCCTGCTCGGTTGATGGACCTCGCGAAGATCACCGATCCGGTCAAGTTCACCGTTGCAGTTGCGAAGTTGGAGATTTCCTTGGCTACGAAGAAAACCAGCCGGCCGGCGCCGGAAGCGCGCATTACATCAGAGCGCGGAACAGGCTTCAATTCGTCGAACTCGCAGCTTGAGAAGCTTCGTGACGAAGCGGCGCGCACGGGCGATTACTCGCGCGTTGTTGCTTACAAGAAGCAGATGGCACAGAAGTAAGTATGTGCTGCTTGCCTCATATAACGTAAAGTAGTAGCATTCAGGAAAGCTAATTATCGCCCGACTGAGCTAAATCCTTTCGGGCGGTAAGCAGCCCGCTTCACCGTATCTCAGCCCCATCGGCGCGGCATTGCCTGCGTTAGTCCTGCTGGATGCGAAATCAGTGGCCATCTGGTCATTCTTTTTCGTCTCTTTATTTAGGACTACGACTATGTCGAACCCGCCCTCAGCACCGTTTCTGTCGACCGCCAACTCCTTCAGCAAGGAAGAGCGCGTTGCATTCGAACGTCTCCTCGAAGGCTTCAATGACCAGTTGGTCATGTCGAAAGCCGTCACCGTTTTCCAGAACGATCAAACCATGATGGCTCGCGCCGGCGACATGATCCGCCGTCCGATGCCCTACATTGCGCGTTCGTTCTCGGGCCTCGACCAAACCGCAAACTTCGTCGGCAAAACGCAGTTGACGATCCCAGCCGCGATCGACACGATTCGCAGCTCGCCGTGGACGATGGACGCGACCGAACTGCGCGACGCACTGCAAGAAAACCGTCTTGGTGATGCCGCCAAGCAAAAGATTGCATCGGACATCAACCTCGCTGTCGTGAACGCCGCTTCGACGCTCGGCACGCTGGTTGTGAAGCGCACGGTCGCCGCGACCGGCTTCGACGACATCGCCCAGGCTGATGCACTGATGAACGAATCGGGCATCGACTATGACGGCCGTTATTCGGTCTTCGGTTCGCGCGATTACAACGCAATGGCCGGCAACCTCGCCAGCCGCGCATATGTCGTTGAAGGCCAGAAAGCCGCCAATGCCTATGAAATGGCAACGGTCGGCCGTCAAGTGGCAGGCTTCGAACGCGTTCTGAAGGCTGATTACATCGCCCGTCTCACGGCTGCGGCTGGCGTGACGGTCACGGTCAACGGCGCCAACCAGTTCACCACGCCGAAGGCTCTCGCAGCATCGCCGACCGGCCCGCTTCAGTCGAACGTCGACAACCGTATCCAAGCGTTGGCGATTACCGTCACGTCGGGCACGGTCAAAGTCGGCGATGCCTTCACGATCGCCGGCGTGAATAACGTCCACCCGATCACGAAGGTTGATACCGGCCAGCTCAAGACGTTCCGCGTTGTGGCTATCGTTTCGGGTGCAGGCGGTACGGGTACGGTCACGATCGCTCCGGCCATCATCTCCGGTCAGGGCGGTACGGATGCCGAACTGGCATACCAAAACGTTACGGCAACGCCTGCAACGGGCGCCGCGATCACTTGGCTCAATACGGTTTCGGCTCCGGTCAACTGCTTCTGGAAGAAGGAAGCGATCGAAATCCTGCCGGGTCGTCTGGCTGTGCCGTCCGATCAGGGCCTCGCAGTGATGCGCGGATCGACGGAGCAGGGCATTGAAATCGTGATGACCAAGCAGGCGCACATCGAAACGTACAAGTCTCTGTACCGGGTCGACGCGTTCTACGGCGTTTCCGTGACAAATCCCGAAATGGCCGGGATCATGCTCTTCAACCAAACGTAAGCAAGCAAAACAGGGGCGTCCAACAGGGCGCTCCGCTTACTTTGGGAGAGCACTATGGCGACTACCAGCGAGGCGCGTGCGCTTCCTTTTTTCACTGATACCCTCGGCCAACCGCTCGAATCCGGCTCGATCTATATCGGTCAACCCGGCCTCGACCCGATGGCATACCCGGCGTCGGTGTTTTCCGATGTCGCCGAAACGATCGTCTTGGCGCAGCCTATTCGCACGGTTCACGGCCACGCCGTGTCTGCTGGCGCACAGGTGCACATGTTCTGCTCGATCCCTTACTCCATCCTGATTCTGGATGCAGCAGGGCGAACGGTCTATGCGGCGCTGAACGAGATTGATCCTATATTCACGGCTCTGAGCAAATCGACTGTTCAGAGTGCCAGCGGCTTGCCCGCGCTGCGTGCCTTGTCCGGCCCGTCGACCAATATGGTCTGGGTGGCCGGATTCGGCATGTATCTGTACATCCCGAACGATACGACATCGCCCGAGCAAGTTCCGTTCGTCATCGTCGGCACTGACGGCTCGCGATATTACCTCGACCTTCATACGGGCAATCTCTCGCTCGCCAAGATTTCCGGCAATGCGTTCAGTCCGAACGCGCAAGGCTTGTGGCTCAGTTGGAATGACGAAGGTAACGGCGCGACGCGGATTACGAACAACCAGGGCAGTAGTTCCGGTGGCGTGATCATCCGCAACGTGAATTCCGATAACACGGTCGAGACAGGCCGCGTAACGATCAACCCTAATGGGTCGATCACGACGACCGGCATTACGTCGACCGGGAATATCACTTCTTCGAACAACCTCATTGCGGGTGGCGGCATCGTTGCCGTGACTGCTGACGGCTCGAAATCTCTTCAGTGGGACGGCTCGAAGTACGTTTTGGCAAACGCCAATCTCTCAGTCAATGGCTCTCTCGCCGTCACGAGCGCAACGCTTCTCAGCAACCAGCTTGCGAACGGCGTTGGCGCTCTAGCTTTGGGTACGAACACAGCGCCTGCACCAGCGCAGCCTGGGACATGGGCGCAAACAGGAACAGCGAGTAATTCTGTCTTTCTATGGGTGAGGACTGCGTAATGGATTACCACTCGATAGCCAATCCAGTGTGGACAGATGCCGAACACAAGATGATCGCAGTCGACATCGTATTTCCGGCGCTCGGGGTTGCGCCGGTCAGATTCAATGCGTCGCCTGATGACGTGATGGCACATGGGCGCGAGATTCACGCA